GACAGAGGATCGTAGATCGGCGCAAACGCACCGCGTTTGGCATAGTACGACGCCTGCCAGCCCGGCGCGAGCATGCCCGTTTCCGGGTTCACATGCTGCATGGCGTCCATTGCCATATCGCGCGTGTAACTGAATTGAGAACGCGCCCAATTCATAATGCGCTGGATCGCCTGCGGGTCGGTTTCGATGCCCGGCTGCGTGTGAATGAAATGCTCGATCTTCGCGTCGGTGATCTGGCTGTCTTTGCCGATGGTGTTTTGCAGAATCGTGCCGGCGACAACGCCCAAGGTCTTTTGCGCGCTTTGCACATTGCCAACGGCGGCAGGATCGATGCCCAATTTGGAAAGATCGACACCGAGGGATTTTCCGGCGGCGGCGGCGGTCGCGAGCCACGGCGCAAAATACCCGCTGTTAATCCCGCCTTGCTGCGCGAGATGAAGCTGGTTCATCCCGTAGTCGATATTGCCGATGGCGGTATCGGCCTCGCGCCCGAGATCGGCCATCTTGCCGACCGTCAGAACGGCTTTCTTGCCGGTTTCCGCGCCCTGCGCTCCAGCGGCGGCACGCGCGGCGACGCCCGCATTATCCGCCGCGGCGACCGGCGTAATCTGACCGCCAGAACCGACCGCCATTGTCGCGCCGGACGGCAACTGAGCAATACGCGGCGACGGCATGAAAGTTGGCGCGTGAGTCCCGGTCGTATCAATTGAGCCGGTCGGGGTTTGCACGTAATGGGCCAGCGGCGCGGCGGCAGATACCTCCTGCCCCGTCCGCAAGTTCACTTGCCGGCCATCGGGCAACGTCTGGAACTGGTCGAGGCCCATCAGAGTCTGGGCGTATTGGATCTGCGCCTGCGCCGCGTGCTGAATGGCGACGTTGTACGGATTAGCTGCCGCCATGTCCTGCGCCCGACGCATCATCTCCAATGCCTGACTGACCATCGGCGCATTCATGCCGGTCGGCGGCATTTGAGGTGCGCTGCCGGGAGGCGGAACAGTGCCGGGCGCGGGCGGGGCGGCTTGCGCGACTTGCTGCTGCGGCGGCGCACCTTGCATCAGCGCCATGCCTTTGTTGACATAGCCCTGCGCCTGGGGAGGGACAACACCACCAGCATTCGCCGTGGCGGTTGGACCCGCATTATAGGCGGCAAGAGCCAGATCGGGCCGTCCCGGAAACCGCTGCTGCTGAAGCTGGAGATACCAGTCGCCGACCTGTTTCCCGACTTCGGGTTTGTCGATCAGGTCTTGCATCGTGTAGTTCGTGCCGTGAGCACGATTCACGTCATCGAGCGCCGCTTGATGAACCTGCATCGGCCCGGCGGCTTGACCGCCATCGCCGGTTTGGCCGGGGATCATGCTGCCGCCCGTCTCAAGTTGATGCACGACAGGCGCGAGCGGCGAACTGGTGACGGGCGAAACAGGGGCGTTGCCATCGGTCGGCGGCTGTGACGTGGGCGATGGCTGAACAGCACTTTGCGTCTTGGGCAGCATGCCGTTCGCCTGCGGCCCGCGCATATAATTGATCGCGTCCATCGTCTGCTGTTGACGCTGATTCATAATGTCCTGAAAGTCGCGATCCGAGCGGTTCAGCTCATACGCGCCAAGCAGGGCTTGACCGAGACGCGACAGGGCTTGAGCCGGATAGGCCGGCGACGCATCCGTGCCGTTGGCCATCATGGAACGGGCGAGATTCATGCGCTGGATCGCCGGATAATAGGCGGGGTCCATCTGCATCATATTGTTGCCGCCCATCAACGCGGCCATGAGGGGAGACGACATATTATCTTCCCTCCAATTCTCTCACGCGCGCGGAAAGCTCGCGCACTGCTCCGATCAAGACCGGGATCAAATCTGCTGGCTTTATCATCAGAATGTCGCCGCTGCCGCCAACCACAGCTTGCGGGAGCACTTTCTTCAGGTCCGTCGCCATGATCATCGGCCGGTCCATAGAAACGTCCTCGCCTTTGTAGCGGGCTATGAACACCGGAACTTCATCGAGAAGATCGACGGCCGAACCAAAATTATCGCCAATTTCTTTTACGCGGGGGTCGCTCATCATCAGCGCCATGAGGCCGGCCCCGCCCAGAGACGCGAGGCCGCCGAACGTCGCGTTTTGCTGCGCCAGCTGGGCTTGGTAATCCTGCTGCTGTGCGCTGGTCTGCAACGCCTGCGCGCCGAGATAATCGGCGGGGTTGATCGAGGTCTGGGACGGCTGCGAAATCGGCTGCGTCGGGGTCTGCGGCGTCGCGTTCAGGAGCGAACCCAGGAGCGAAATCGGCTGCTGCTGTTGCGCCTGCGCCATGCCGAACAGGGTTGACGCGTTCTGCGCCCCCTGCCCGATCGCGGTATCCATCGCCCCCTGATACGCCTGATTTTTCGAGTTGTTGAAATTCGTCATGGCGCTGTCATAGGCATCGCTGCCGACGCCGATGCCCTGACGCGACAACTGATCCTGCAACTGCTGCTGCTGGAGATTCCACGACGGATCGAGATAGGATTGTTCCTGCTGATAGACCGCGTTCGTCGCGTTCTGATCGAGCAGATTGGGATTTGGCAGCGGTTGGGTCGAAACCTGCCCGGCGGTGTTGACGAGATTTCGCGCAACCGGCAGTTCCGAAAGGCCGAGATTTTGCTGGCCCGTAAGCATCTCTTGGGACAGCGGGGAAAGATTGACGTTCTCCGTATAGGTCGGGACGGTCTGGCCGTCGATTGTGTAGGAGCCGGACGGCGAGTAGGCCGTGGTGCCGTAAGGCGTGTTTTGCCCAATAAGGTTAAGCGCCTGCGATGCGGCGGCTGTCCCGATATTGGTTTTCTCCTGCGCAGCCGCCGTTGCGGCGGCATTAGGCGCAGGAGGCGGAGATGCACCTTTCGACATTAAGCTTTTCCTCTGCCAGCCACCGAGACGCGTCTTTCCGCAATAGGCCGAAGCTCACGCCATCGCCGTGCGGGAAAGCGTCCGGGTGGATGCCTTCTTGTTTGAAGCCGAGACGGCAGAGGAATGCCCTTGCGGGCTGATTCGTGGTCTCGGTAACGGCGGTGATCCGCTTGCACCCCAATTGAACGAAGGGATAGCCGAGGATCGACCGCACAGCGCCGGGACTGGCCCAGCGCGGCGAAATCGTAGCAAATGTTATGTCGATATTCGGGTGGGAGTGGCGGTTGAATACCGCACCCGCAACAATCCTAACGTTATGGCAGACGCCAATTGCGACACACGGCCCGAAATCCTCAATGCCGACCTGATCGCCTACCCACCGGGCTATCTCCCGATCACGGCCATAGATCAGCATTCAGAGTGCTGAACCTTGCTCCCACCTCATATCGGTGCGGAGCCACGACACCGACAGCGTCGAACTCACATTGAGCGCGAAGCCGACCGCCTGCCCCGACCCGCCGCCGATCCGCCACGCGGGATTGACCGCGACTTCCGGCGACCAGGGCGAAACATCCCACGGCGACGTATCCCACGGCGAGCCGATGGCCGGGATCGATTGCGCCACCGGAACATTGATGTCGCCGTAGTCGAAACCGATCCCGAAATTGTAACCCAGCTCGCCTGCTGCGGAGATAACGGGGCGAACCGTCGTGATCCGCTTCCGCATCGGATTATCGAACGTATTCCAGGCCTGCTGGGCGCTGGCCGTCACCGCTCCCGCGAGGTCCATGTTGCCGACATTGGCCTGATAAACAATACCGCCCGCGCCGCCAAAAAACAGGTTGTCGCCGAACAATCCCCAGCACGACGCGGGCAAGTCCTGCCAGCGCGCCCATGCCTCGGTCGAGGTATTCATGACGTGCTGCGAAAATGTCCCGTCCGGGTTGGGAATGTTGAACAGCAATGCCCGAAGGGTCGGATAATAGAGCGCCTGCCAGCCGAAGCCGTTTGGATTGGCCGTGGTCGCCGCCAAGACGGCATTGGAGATTTTCGAGCGAGGCGGCAACTGGCCGAGTTTCAGCGCCACCAGTTGCTGCTGCAACGGAACATGATCGTCAAACGTGGTCAGGAACGCTTCCGCGCCGTAATTGCAAACGGCGCGCGGGCTGACCGGCGGCGAGATCGTGTAGATGCCGACGAGTTGCCATGCCGTCGAGGTGGACGGATCATTGCCGTAATACATGAGGCATTGACCCGACGACATGATGAAACAGATGAAGTCGAGAACGCCGTTGCCGCCGTCATGACTAAAGGTCGTCGCGGCGACAAGATTCCCGCCAAGCGAGGCGAACGCCGTCAGGTCGAAGTAGCTCAGGCTCCCGCTGATCGAATTGAGCGGGGCATACCAGAACCCGCTCGCCTGCTGCGACCAAAAGAATAGACGCTGCTGATAAAGGCAAACGCCCGAGAGCGTCGAGAGCGTAACCCCGGTAAACGACGCGTCTGTCAGCGACGTGCCGTCGAAAATCTGCATCGTGTCACGGCCATTGACCATGAACAGATGCGACAGGAAATTGACGGTCTGCCAGCGATCGCTGAGAAAGCCCGTTCCGAGCGATGCCGGGACGAGCGGGTTTGAGATATCCCAAACCGTATCGGCGCAGGCCGCGAGGAATTTGTTGACGCCGTTGTTGTAATAGCTCGCCAGCGTCTCGACCGGCGCGCTCCCGAGGCCTGAGGCCCACTGTTGATGGCCGCCCCGGACATTGCAGCCGCCGCCATCGGGATACCAGTTATCCAGCAGCACCGCGTCGAGCGGGTCCATCGCGTCGAGGGCGTCTCTGGTGTTCCAGCCCTTGACCGGAGCCGTGAGTGAGCTAGGCTGCGTGACCGGCTGGCTCGCCGCCTGCAACCGCTGTTGCAACGTGAGCATCAGGTCGGTGTCCCGCCGTAACCCGTTTCTGGCAGGTTGAAAGGACCGATCAGGCTCAGCTGATTGTTCGGCGTCAGATCGAGAATTGCCGCGCCGCCATCCTGTGCCATCGCCTTGGACACAGCGCGCTCATACTCATCGAGTTCTTCGCTGTAACTCATACCGAGGCGGCGCAAGGCGCGCCATCTGGTTCCCAGCATGATCAGGTATTCGTCGAGAATCCCGGTATCGGTATCCGCCTGCCAGGTGTTTTGCGGCGTGCCCGATTGAGACTGGCACCACGCATTCGAGACATATTCAAACACGAGGGCCGAGCCGTTGTCGGTCGGAACCGGGTCAATCGAGAATCGCGTCGTTCCTGAAATCTGCCGAAGCCGCCAGCGGCGCTGAATTGACGCGCGCCCGATCACGCTGGATTTGTAAAGCTGCCATTCCTGCGGGCTTTGCGGGCCGCGCATCGCCCAGAACCGCGACCGATCCCAGAGCGTATTATCGACCAAACGCTCGAAATCGCTAGGCAGCGTGTAGTCCGATTGCCCGAAATTGAATAATCCTGCGCCGGTCTGTGTCGCCGCCACGTTCAGCGTGACCTGAGAGGAATTATCGACCGATTGCACAAGGGCATTGTTCGGCACGCCCGTGCCAAAGGCATACCATGTCGTCGGCGCGATGCCCGTGGTCGAACTGAGGCCGCTGATCTGCGCAACGCCACCTGCGCCCGAGTTCGCGATATTGCCCGATTCCGGCAGGACGGCGGCGGTGACGAAATCGTATTCCTTGATCATCGCCACCCAGCCGCCTTGCGGCTTTCGGGCCAACTGCTCGCCGGCCAGGTTCGCTTGCGACAGGAGCAGGGTCGCCGTGGTGTCGGAATTGCCGACAATCGACGACGGCGGCGCGACAGGAATCCCGTTCGCCACATCCTGACAGATGGTCAACAGGCTCATTTCTTGCGACGCTTCGGCGGTTTTTTAGCGGTGAACGTTCGCCCGATATCGGCCATCGCAAATTCCTTGCCGACCGATTGCGGAACGCCGACACGCTTGGCCGCCGCCGGATCGTGGGCGACCATTTCCATAAAGCGATGCTGCTTACCGCTCACGCTTGGCATTAGCGTTTCTTGTCGCGCGCGCCGAGCCGACGTTCCAGCTCACGCCCTTCCGAAGTCGTGCGCTTGTGACCGATACTCGGATATTTGCGCTCGACCGCAGCCCGGACTTTGGCCTTCTCCGCCGGGGAGCCGTGTTGGCTCACCCGTGCGAGGGCATTGCGGGCATGGGAGGCGTTCTCAATCGGATAGCGGCCACCCGGAAGCGCAAAGTCCTTTTTGGGAAGGGCCTTGCGCGCTTTTGTCGTGAGTTTCGCCATGCTACGCGGCTTTCGCTTTGGGAGGACGGTCGCGACGCGGCTTCGCCAGATCGTCGAGCGAGGATGTGGCGACCGGCTGCGGCGGCACTTGAATCGCCGGCATCGCCTCTGCGGGAACCGCCGTGGCAAGCGGGCTGGGCGCGTTCTGCAACGCGACAAGCTGCCCGTGGACGCCTTGGAGCAAGGTGCTCATTTCCTCGACCTTGCGGTTGAGTTGAGCAATCTCCGCGTCCTTGCGCTCGTTGTCGGCGGCCAGCCGTTCGGTCAGCGCATGGCGTGCCGATTCATCGAGATAGGCTTTCGCCAAGTCCCGCACCATGCGTCCGCCCAGACTAAGGCGTTGCATCGCGAGATCGTTCATGTCGGCGACCTGCTCAACGGTCGTAAAGCCGAGCGCCTTCAGTTCGTTGACCTGGGACCGTTTGAGGCGCGGCCATTCTTCAAGCGGCGTGCCGTCCTCGGCCATATCGACGCCCTTGCGGAAGGCTTCGTATTTCTCGGGCCACCGCTGCCGATGTTCGTCCGTCACGCGATGGACCGGCCGGGTATGCGGGTTCCCTGGTAGGATGATCTCGACCCGTTCTTCCTCGCGGAAGATCGGACGCCCTGCGGTTTCGGAAGCGATGTGATCCTGAACCGACGCCATATGAAAGCGGGGAATGACGCTGGTTGAATCGTCGCCTTCCCCGCGCACGTAACTGCCCTGACGAAGCTGCTGAACAGCCATGTTCGCTCCTAGCTCTGGGTTCCGGTGCCGATCGCTTGAACGGCCACCGCCGTGAGCGAAGTCAGCGTCACGATGAAATCGCGCCAGGTATTGGTGGCGACGGTCATGGTGCCGGTCAGGGTCAACCCGGTGTTGGTCGTCACCGTCCAGGTATGGCCGCCGCCCGTGTTGATGACGCGAAGGCGATAATTTTCGCCCACGGAAGGATAGGGAATAGCCGCCACGATATTCGCCGCCGTGGGCAAGGTGATCGCCAGATCGCCGGCCAATGAGCCGGTGAGGTCCAATACCACCTGGGCCGCGCCCGCGACTTGCGCGCCGGTCGCCGTGAAGGCTGCCGTGTTCGTCGCGGCGGTATATTTCTGGTCGGCGCGGATCGATCCGCCATCGCCGAGACGGGCCGCGAGTGGCGCGGATAGACCGACCGCCATTAATTCCGATGTTGCCGTCATGTTATGCTCCTGAAACGAAACCGGCGGCACGAAGCCGCCGGCTCGTTGGCTGGAAAGAAAAAAGTTAGGCCGTCTGGCCCTGCGCGAAGGGACGGTTGATGTAGGCCAACGCCTGCCCCGTCGCCGGCGTGCCGGTGGCGGAACAGTTGATGGCGTTCAGCACCTGCTTGCCGTTCGCCTGCGAGCTGGTGAGCTGGCCCGAACCCGCGAGGTACATGGGACCGGGGCCGGCAGCGAGCGTGCCGTTGGTCGCAACCACGGCGGTGCCGCTGACCTGATACCAGCCGTACTGCGAAGCGACATTGGCCGACATCGCCACCGCCAAAGGCTGGGCGAGATTGGCCGTCGAGGGCGCAAGCGCGGTCTGGTAGGTCGGCGCACTGGACGAAACGCCGCCCCAGGTGACAACCGAGCCGACAACGGTTGAGGCGACGCCGAGAAGATAGACAAACTCGCCTTCGCCGTAGGTCGGATCGTAGGCCCGAATGGTCGTGCCCAGCGGGTGATTCTGGGTCGTCGAATTGAGCGCGATGGGCTGCAAGCCCTCGCGCGGCGTAACCGGAGTGTAAGCCATGAGAGTTCTCCTTGACGCGCCGGATGGTTACGGCGCGCCCGTGGAATGATGTTCGGGGAAACCTGCGATTAAGCGGTGAGAACGCCCTGCAGGAAGCGGTTGGAAATCGTCATATTCCCGGCCCAGGCGATGAGCTTGACCATCGCATCCTGGTTGACCGAGAAACGATCCGGGTCCAGCGGGACCATCTCGCGGTCCTTGTGGGGCCGCAGGAAGATGTATTCCGTGTTGAGGAAATACATATGGTTCGCCGGAGCGCCGCCGCCGCTGAGCCACGAGCCGCCGCCGCCGAGGACCGAGACGTTGCCGGCCGCGTTGCCTTGGAAACCGCCGTCATAGACGACATCGGCATCCATGAACTTGAGCGACTGGAATCCGGCCATGCCCGATTTGTCGTCGGTGATGCGCTGGATCGCCTGCAACGACTCCCAGTAGTACCGGAAGTAGGTGTTGTCGGCGATGATCAGGTCGGGACGGTCGGCGCCGCGGGCCTGCGCCAGCCACGCACGATTCATCATCGTCTGGATGGTCGCCGCGCCGGGGGTCAGGCCGGCCGAGCCGAACGACTGGACGTTGTTCTCCCAGAAGCCCCAGACCGACGAATCGATGCCGCCGATGACGCCCGAGTTGTTGGTATCGGCCACCAGCAACTGAAGGCCGCCGATCTGCTTGCCGCCGGACGCCGTGCCATTGGAATAGCAGTCGTTCGACAGGTTGTTCGCCATCGTGCGTTCGGCGTTGTTGATGCGCGACTCCAGCAGGTCGATCATCTGCTCCTTGCCGGAGTTTTGCAGCATTTCGAGGCCGGAAATGCTGACGGCGCACGCCGCCTGGGTGAAAGAGAACTGCGCAGCGGTCAGCACGTCGGACGGCGTGATGTTCAGC